GGTAAAGTCCCTAGCTACCTTCTGAAGAGACTTTAGGAAGCCAATGGTGCCTCCTATGGGCAATCCGTTTTTGTCTAATTGTGGGCTTATTACGTAGCTGCGTAGGAACATATTGAGCGCATAGATTATTATTACATTTTTCATTTGTCCTCCAAGACTGTATATGTGTATGTTTTCTTTGGAAAGTGCATTTCTATTTTAAACTTTCCGATTAGCATTGCGAACTTATCTTTGTTCTCCCAAGATAGTTTGCCGATATAGGTCTTGTCCTCTATCTTACAACGACACTTGATTGTCTTCATTTGTCCTCCAGACTTTTGATGAAGTCAATATCTATGCCCATGGTGTCAAACCACCATTCTTTAGATTTGTCTTTAAACTTGGGCTTGTCCTTGTTCCTGTTGTAATTCTCAAGAACCTTGTCTTGTCGCTTTTTCTCTTTAATGTAGTGCTCATTGGTCCAACCTGAACCTAATCGATAAAGCTCTCTCAACAACTTTCGAAACACATATCCTTGTTCCTTGTTGCTTGGATAATATCCTGAGTGTAATAGCTTTTCGCATGCTTGAATGAGGATCTCTTCACGAGTTTCTTCATTTGATCCATTCACAAACATGTTAAGTCTTTGCAGTCCAAATCCAGCATCTATGCAAGTTCCCAGTGGATTTACGATGTTTCCTATCTCAACATCATCTTTGAAGAACTCTGTACAATAACCTCCGATTTGCCCATCGGTCCACTTACATTCCTCATCGGCTCGAACCTCGACATCATAATCGTCATAAAGACTTCTCCAGTCGTCCATCTTGTCTGGGTGGATCGTAACGTAATCCACTTTAACTTTCAAGACATCCTCGACAAACTCCATCCAGAAATCGACTGCCTTTTGGACAGTTAATGTTCTAAATGAGAATAATCCAATCATGTCGAAATAAAGATAGTGAGTTCCGTCTCCAATTTCCTCCAAGTCATTTAGTCTAATGCAGGACTGAATGTTTGCCTGAGTTCCTGTTTCATCTGATTTAAACTTGTCTTTAAACTGTTGCATTCCTGCGGGGCAAAACAATGTTGTGTTGTCGTATGGACGAACGTTGTCGTCCAATTGGTAGTGAATATCCTTGCTTTCACAAAATTGTCTATATAAATCTGCTATATCTTTCATTCGTCCTCCAACGTATATCATAATATAACACGCCTAAGGCGACGTGTCAAGTAAAAAGTATAAAAAAACCCCAACTCCGAAGAGAAGGGGCTTGTGAGTAACTTCAGGATTTAACCTTCTTCATTCTCGCCTTCGAGGCCGAAGTTCTTGCCTTCAGACTCAAATTTTCTTATGATTTCTTCATCCATGATGTCGAGCACAACAGAGCGAAACTCTGGTTCTTGCAGCTTGGTAATCCATTGAGACTTTTGGAATTTAAATTCTTTTCCATTTGAATCATAGATCTTATTCCAAGCTGAGGCTTTGAAACGGTCAGAGCCAGATGCCCTTAGTGCTTCAAGCCAAGACTCTTCATCTTGAATACCCACGTCTTTGCCCCAAAGTATCTTAAAGCCACATGTGCGACCTTCAGAACCAAAACGGGACTTCTCAACCTTAACTTTTACTTCGGAGCCAATCCGAAGTCCAGTGTTATCAGTGACAAACGACGCTTTCGCTTTACGCTTTGTAAGCCAGATGCGAAGTGAAGAAAAGTATTCAATCGCTTTACCTCCGGGCGCTACAAGTGGCGTTGTCATTGCTTCTGCAATGTTTGAAGTTATGTTTGTCTTGAGCTGGTTGATCAACAACAGAGTGCATTGTTGATTCGCCAAGGGGATAGTGAGTTTCGGGAATGCTTTCGCAAAGATCCGAGGTTTTACCGCCATTGACGATTGAGGATTAAAATCTCCCTCTAGGTCCTTCTCGGAAGAAGTAGCTGCGATGGAGTCCCAAATAAACAGAAACTGTGTTTCTGCATACTCAGTCATTAGATCCTCGATTGTTTCCAAGGTTTTCTCAACAGAGACTGCTTGGATATAAAGAAAGTCATTGTTAATATTGATGCCCGAGTTCTCGAGGAAGGCAGGATCAATAGCAGACTCTGCATCGAAATAAACGACACAGTGACCTTTCTTTTGTGCTTGTGAAGCAATTTGGCAAGCCATATAGGACTTACCAGCCGAAGACAAACCGGCAAGTTCAGTGATCTTCCCAACAGGGATTCCAGCCATCGTACCTCGACAAATGATAGAGTCCAACCAGCGTGAGCCAGTTGGAATCCATTCTTTGACCGCAGTAGGATTGTCTTGGTTTAAGTCATGAGCAATGTTTAAGCCAACCTTCTTGTTGACGAACTTCTTCATAGCGTTAATGTCAATCTTACCTGCTTTGGTCATTACTCTTCACCTTCTTCAGAACCTTCCTCAGTTTCTTCTTCAGACTCTTCCGAGTTTTCAGTTGAGGTGTCTTCTGCTTCTTCAGCAGTTTCTTCGGTTGTCTCTTCAGCATCGACTGCTGTATCCAACTCTTCTTCTTTGTCTCCACATGCTAGGAACATTGTTATTAATAAACTAATCATTTGTTACTCCTTCGTTTGTATTAGTAGTTTGGATTGAAGTCGTTGTGACTTCTTTTGTAGATTCTCCAGATGTGCTAACAGTAGCATCTTTAGTAACTTCGACTGAAGCGTCTGTAGTTTTTTCATCTGTTGTCTCCAAAGTTTGTGTTTCAACAACCTCAGTTGTTGTAGTTGCATTTGTTGCAACCTCTTCGTCTCCGCAAGCGAAGAGCATTAATAATAGTAACCTCATGTTACCTCCTGTAAGTTTATATCTAATTTTATATTTATTTCCAGTTTTGGCATACCAACTTTGTCGGCTAATCCAAGATCAATCGCTTCTTTAGATTCAATGAACCAATCGGCACGACCTTTCTCGTTTAACTGTTTGTTAAACCATTTCTCTGATTTGTTTGAGTTTGCTGATAGGATTTTGTAAATCTTCTCATTCAAACGCTTCACCTCTTCTGCACTTGCTTGAATCTCCGAGTTCTTACCCCATGAGGCGGAACTTACATCGTGGATCATCAATGTTGCGTCTTCTGTTATGTATCGATATCCTTCGGTTCCACAAGAGAACAGAATGACTCCACAACTCATAGCCTTTCCTTCGACTATGGTCGCTACCGGTAATTCAGAGTTCTTGATAGTTGCGATCATACTCATGAGAGAATAGACTTGACCTCCATAAGAATCAATGATTACTGGGATAACAGACTGACCCGTATTGTGCGCTGAAGCCATCTTATCTGCGAACTCCTTCGCTGATTTTTCATCAAACTTGTTAACTCTGATGATGACTGGGCTACTTCTTAATTCAACAGATTTTATATTACTGTCGATATTTCTTTTCCATAACATGTTGTCTCCTTTAAATAAAAAAGCCGCTCCTTTGACCATGGGGGAACGGCAAAACCCTAACAACACAGGAGGACTAACTTATTCTTCGCTCATAAAGGCCGCGAAGGCTTGGTCAACACTCTCACCTGTTTTCTTTTTATATTGTTGAGTCTCATTAGAAGAGGACTCCGCTGAAGAGTCGGAGGACAGGTAACCATCCAGCAGAGTTTGAACCTCATCCGCAGTCTTAACATCGAACAAATTATCGATATCAGGAACGGAATCCAACAACTGTTGACAGTCTGCAATGCTATCGTCACACAAAATAGATGGACGACGACGTGGTTGAAGAACTGTCTTCGGGAATGAGCCGGGTGTTCCGGGAATAGAATAGGTCAACTTAATGTCCGTTCCTGTTTCAGCATCAGTAATGTCTCCGTAATCAGGATCCAAAACATAGCCCAAGAGGGTTTCATAAGCGGTCTTTCCATAAGCCCAGATTTTTACACCATCTGCTTCATTTCCACGAACAAGAACAGGTGAGTAGTATCGCTTTCGAGCGAATAGTTTTTTGGCTTCGTTTTTAAGGTTCTGATCATCAGATTGAGTGCCTTCTCGCCAAAGTTTTGATGCGAAATCACAGATGGCACATTCACCACCATCGTTTCGCTTGTTGCAGTAAATTCCAGGATTCTTTCCTACATTGTAGTGAAAATGGAACTCACGGAACGGATCGCCATCCGCTGTTGGTAGAATACGAATGTTTTGGTCACCAGCGCTTGGTTTCCACATTGTACTCTTGCGTCCGGTAGATTTTCCACCGTTTTTTGATTGATCGAGCTTCGCTCGCATTGCTTCTAAGTTAATAGCCATAATTTACTCCTAAGTTTGGTTATTTTATTGTGTTTTATCACTAAGGTAGGCAGGGTTTCAACCATGCCCCCATTTGTAATTCGTTTTTGTTATACTATATTATAACATATTTAAAAAGGTTTGTCAAGTAAAAAGTTAAAATTTTTTTAACATTTAAAATCAAGCGGCTTGCCACTCCTTAACAGTGATTCTTTTAGTTACTTGATTATATTTTGATATCTCAAAATTTTTCATATCGCCGTATTGGTACTGTGTGAAAGTCACTCCAAGATATTGTCTTTCCGATGCTTTCTTGGGGCGAGAGATTCCGAAGCAATCATAATCAAGTTCATAAATGTAGAGCATTCTTTCATAGCCCCTCTTATAATCAACATATGACTCTAATGTTTTGTAATCAACTTCCTCCATGAACTCGAAGCCATCAGCGTAGGCATCTCTACCTAAGTTGTTTTCGATCAAATAGTCGATGTAGTCGTTGGGTTCGACAATGTCTGGTTCTATCTCTTTCAGAAAGTCCTCGAAAGACACTCTAGACAAATAGCATTCCTCATACCTACTAAACAAGTTAATGATCTCAAGTCCGTCATCGGTTTCAAATAATACATATCTTTCGCCTTGATCACTCTCGCATAGGGTGTCCAAGTAAGAATTCATTTCTAAATCATTCATATTGTGCCAAGTCATTTGTCCTCCAAGACAATTTAAATTAATTTTATGCTCGAGTAGGGATTTGAACCCCACAATTCTAACGTTATAGAGTGCCTGCCCACGTTAGTTATCTGCAACCGTACAGTCGAGCTAATAAGGTGAAGAAACAGGAGGAGGTTTGATTTCGCTCTCGATAATTTGAGGATCCTCATACGAAACCAACAATGTTATTATCAAAATAAGCACATAACCTCCTGTTTCAAATCTCACGAATTCATCTTCCAAGGTTCTCTTATGG